GGAGGCCCTGGAATATAAGAAGTCCTTTTATTCAGACCACCACTAGATTTTGCAGCCATTGATTAATTCTCCAAATAAATTTCAGTTTCAAGTTCGCTTGGATTTGGAGAACCTGTCTGATAGAACTGTATTGACAGATCCTCCATAGTGTCGAAGTATTCTTCCTCTGTAAGATTCTGATAAATTTTCCGACCGTTACAGAGAATATTATACCGCTCTTTTGTCATTTTTAGATGACTCTTGTTTTCTCGTGACCGACGCGAATGCGAGGATCACACCAGATTTCAAATCCTGCTTCTTTTGCATCCAAACAGAAGGATACATCCTCTCCACACATGTCTTGTACTTCACCAGATTCAAAGACCTGCATTTTAGGTGCAAACCAAGGATACTTCATTTCAGAATGTTCAAAGACACCGTTCTTGATGAGTACCCACCCAAAACCAGTGTAATCAACAGTAAATGGTTTCCGACGCTTCTGAATGCTTTCCAGAGTCTCATGATTCATGACTCCACCATTACCTCTGAAATCATCTTCGTCTAACCAGTGTGCAACTGATGTAGTTTGACCATCTTCGGTACAATACCAACCAGCAGCAATATCCTGATCCATTAGAACCAATTGCCAGAACTTTTCACTGTTGAAGACAATATCGCTGTCAATCCACAGTTGCCAATCATAATTCAGTTTTCCATCCCAAGGCTTTTGATCAGGACCACGCAGAACATTTGCACCCAGACACTTACAACGTGCAAAGTTCACCATTGAACTATAATCTTGTGAGATCTGAATACTTGCACCACTCTGTACAAGGTCAAAACAAAGTTGAACAAAGTTTTTCAGATATGTATAAGAAACTCCACGACCAGGAAGACAAAATACAATTGTCTTACCCTTTACCATTTCTCTTGCCTTATTGTAGTCCCATTCTGGTTCTTTGGCGACTACTGGACTCTTTGCCTTTACAGTAAATCCTTTTGTCATAACTTGATTAATTGTCAATCATATCATACAGTATTATGTAGTGCTTGTCAATCGATTACTTCTTGATAATGAAGGTCCTCTGAACAATAGTCGGTTTTCATAATTCCAACCATAATATTCAAAGTATTCCATGTCGTGTTGAATTCACTTTCATCTATTGAATGAAATATACATTTATCTTTTACATAGATATCATATTTTTTCATTCTGACTCTGAAAGTATAAGTTCGCTACCCTCTAAGTTAAACGTAATATCTGTGTCTTCATACCATGCGAGTTCATTGATCATCCATTCTGGGATCTTAACTGAATACTCACCAGTAATTGGATCAACCTCTATAGGGCGTTTTTCTTCTCCGGATTTTTTTCTCATTCTTCTGAATTTATTTTTGAATTATATAGTGAATCTTGGTGTTTCATTTTATACACCCGGAATTTTTTGATTTCGAAGGTATTTTGAGTCTGATATTTAGATCGCTTCCGTAACACTTTGTAGGTTAGGGTAGTTAGGCGTTTTTATAACAACCCCCCATCACGCGCCACGACCGCACGGGGGCGGCGGCGGGGGACCTGCGACTGCACCCACTCACGCATAAGGGGGGGTCACCCCTGCCTGACCCACCCGCTCACAGGGCAGGGGGTCACATCCCCAGCAAAGACCTCAGCGAACTGGGCGGCGATCACAGTGGCAGGGGCAGCATCGGGGGCACTGATCCGATTGAAAGAGGTGCCGTCGTTGCGGTAACCGACCCATACGGTCTGGCGATCGGTGAGGCGGGTAGCGGGAGAGAGACGCATCGGTTTGGGGTGTGAACTGAGAGAATGATAGCACGAATCAGAGCGGGTTCGCCAAATCCAGGAAGCGATTCACGAACCAACCCAACCCAGTGCCAGGGACCAGGACACGGGCAATGTCACGGCGGCGGATACGGTGAGCAGACTCATGACCCGTCTTCCAGTCGATGTAGCACGTACCTGCCAGAGGATAGATTTCCAGAGCATCGACGCAGACAGAAGGGCGGCGGATGGTGAAGGAGAGGTCGGTCATGGGGTTGAGCATTGGTGGGTCGTCTGAACTGAAAGTATTGTACAGAGTCAGGCGGCGGCGAAGCGGGCAGCGTAGACAGTCTCCAAACCGTATGCTTCCTGTTCGCGGGTGTCATCATCCATGATACCCTCCAGAGTTTGGCGGCAGTGAATCAACTCATGGATCAGGGTGAGGATGTAGTCTGCTTTGGGCAGGTCCCGCTCAACCTCTACCAGAAACTCCTGCCCGTCTTCCTGCTGCCATCCTACCACACCCTCAGCAGTCAGGCGGCGGTGGTGAACGGTGACGGTGGCAGCGCCCAGCAGCGGTTCCTGATCAAGCATGAAGCGGTAGACCTGCTGCGCCAGGCGGGGGCGTTGCTTCTGTCCTGAGGTGAAGAGCATGGGTCCGTTGCGGTTGAGAGTATTGTAGCAGATCAGAGGGCGTCGCGGTCGTCCTGGGTTGCTCCACCGTTCCATCCCCAGTCCTCCAGTTCCCATTGCAGATCGTAGGATTCGGGAGCGAAGTCAGGGCGATTCTTCAGGATCTCCATCAGCACCGCATCGGAGAGGTCGGCGTCAGAGGTCAGGGAAGCGTCGTTGTAGGCGTCTTCCAGTTGGGCATTGGTAAGGGTGGAGAGGGAAGGCATCGGTCGGTCGTCTGAACTGAGATCAGTATAGAGGCAAAAGGGAAGGGTCATCCCCCTCCGTTGTGCCACTATCAGAACTGGAGTTCGCTCAGGGTAGGTTGGGCACTGATGGCAGCATAATGGGCAGCGGCGTCAGCGATGTTGGCGTCTGCCACTTCATCAGCGATGGAGTCCAGGATGCTCAGCAGTTGGTCGCCATTGGCGGCACGGTTGAGCAGGGAAGCAGCAAGGTCAGCGGTCATGATGGAAGGAAGGTAGAAGGTCAAAGGGTGGAAGGGATCAGGCGGCGATCAGCAGGTCATTCTCCCATCGGGCATTGCTCAGGATCTCATCATACAGGGGTTGAGAGGCGATTGCTGCTTCGATGGGGGTGGATGCCCTCATGATAGCAGCGCGGCACTGAGCGGCGATCTCATCAATGTTCAGAGCGCGGTCGGTTGCGGGGTTGTAGCGCATGAGTCGGTTGCGTTGACTTGAGTAGTGTAGGTCAGTTTAGGGTCATGACCTAGGACCTTGTGCCAGTTCAGAGATCGGCCAGCATCTCATCCAGTTCGTCGGTGTCGATGGTAGGGTCCATCCAGCGAGCACCGTCAGGAGTCATCTGCCCGAACTGAGATTCCAGGCGGGGGATCAGGCGATCATAAGAATCGTAGCGGCAGGCGACCTTGTAAAGGTTCTCATCATTCTGCAACCACAGGGCGACGTTCCAGGTTGCCCAGTTTGCCCAACCGTTGTAGGTTTCGGTTTCGGTGATCATGGAGGTGAGAGCGTTCATTGGTGGTTGTCTGAACTGAGGTCAGTATAAGGGGTCAGCAGCAGGGGTCGGGGGCAGCAGTGTGCCACCCCCTCAGGTGTCAGTCGTTGGGGCCGAAGGCGCACTCCAGAGAGTAGGACTCCAGGTCGGCGTCGTTCTCATACCAGCAGGACTCATAATCGTCGCGGTCCTCCAGGGGCAGGGCATCGCGGCGAACCAGTTCCACATAGCAGGCGTCGTATTGGGCGTCATCGCCGTTGACGTTGGCGTCATCCATCAGGGAAACCAGTTCGGCGTCGGAGAGGGAAGCGTAGAAGGTCATCGGTCGGTCGTCTGAACTGAGATCAGTATAGGGGGTCAGCGAGCGATCAGGTCACCAGTGGTGTGCAGTAGGTCTGCTGTCACAACCCTCACAGGGCGGATCGGTTCCCATAGCAACCACAGCACAACAGCAGCAACGGTCAGGCGGAGCATGGTCTGTCGGTGAAACTCAGGGGAGCGGGAGCGGGTCAGAGCGTTGATCATGGTGCCAGGTGAGCAGGGGAACCACAGGAGCGGTAGAAGTCTACCATGCGCTCCGCTTCCTCTAGGGTGCGAAAGAACTGCGACCGCCACTCACACTGATTGTAGGGGGTCTGATAGCGGACTTCGTAGCGGATCATGGTGTGGTTGTGATCTGAGAGTATTGTAGCAGGTCAGGGGTCAGTCCCTGTCGGAGACGGTCCAGGTGCCATAGGTGGCGGGGTCGGGTGCCTGGTAGGTTCCCTCAGCGTGTGCCTTGAGGATCTCCTCCCGACGCTTTGCCTCAGCGTTCACCTTTGCGGTGTAGTCTGCCATGATGGCGGACATGTCCAGTTTGGTGGGTTGTTTCTTCATGCTCTTAGTATAGGGCATCAGGAGGGCAGTGGGGGGATCAGTGGGCAGTGTGCCTACTGGCACACCTCATAAACCGATCGCCGCCCAGTTTTGCTAAGCACCTTTGCATCCTTAGCACGGCGAACCGCCCAGCGTACAGAGGTTCTCTCAGCATTGGTTTCAGCACCCAGCGTAGAGTAGAGTTCGCACAGGGTGATGTACTCCCGCCCCTGATTCACCATAGCACGGATCAGAACCTGAGCAGCAACATCAAAGGCACGGCAGGCATCGCCAGATTCAGAAAGGGTGAAAACCACTGGTTTCTCTCAACTGCAGTAATAATACCCCATCACAGGGGTCTGTGCCGATTCAGTGGACAGTCCGGGAAGTGGCACAAGGTCGATTGTGGGGGGTTGCTGTGACCCTATAATAAGGGCACAAGCGAAGGAGGGGCAGGGTCGCCCTGATGACGAAAACGGTCGCCACCGAACCTGCCTTCCGGTAATTATAAAAAAGTATAAAAAAAGGGAGGCAATTGCCCCCCCCTATTCTTTATGCGAACATGAAACCATTGCTAAACTCATACTCATTGTAGACAGGAGAAGTTCCTGCCTGCCCGATGAACTTGTGGATGAACCAATTGTAGTTCCGTTGGAATACACCTTCGCCCTTGATTCCATGCTCAGAGAGAATAGCATTCAGGCGGGATTTGGTGGTGACAGACTGATAACCACCGTCGAAGATTTGAACAAAGGTGTCACCGATAGTGGCAATGTGGTTGCCGTACAGATACACTTTCGACTCGTTAGTTTCAGGGTCGTAAGTAACAGCGGTGTTGTCTTTCTGCCAGTTCTGATTGTTAGAAATGGCAGCGTTCATTTCACGTTCGATCTTACGCATGGGGTTGGTTGCGTTGACTTGAGTAGTATAGAGCATGGAGGGGTCAGGAGCGACCCCTGTAACAAACCTTAACGGTCAGAAGAGCAGGTCTGCGATCCCGTCCATCACGTCGCCGTACTCTCCCACAATGTCACCGAAGGCATCACGGATGTAGGCGTAGGATCCGCTCTCATCGTGCATGGCAAAGCAGATGTCCATCGCACGGTCCAGATCGGTCACGGTCTCACCCTCACCGAGAGCAGGGCAGGCAACGTAGAAGGAAGTGGTCATCAGGTTTCGTTTGAACTGTAGTCATTATAGGCACAGGGTCCGCCGCTTTGGAGATGCCCTGTGCCACCTTGTCAACTGTCACACCAGAGTCAGGGTGTCCAGGTTCTTTACTTCGATCAGGTCAAAGTTGGTCAGATTCTTTACACCTTCAATGTCAAAGAACAGGTCGATTGCTTCTACTTTACCATTGTATTGTGCGGTCAGGATGTCATTAATCTTGGTGCGATTCTTAGCACTCTGGACATCATCGAAACCCACAACTTCCTTCTTAGTGTTAAAGCGTGGTGCAACACGGGGGAGAACAGTCACGAACAGAACTTTCTCCATGATAACATCAGGAGCGTACATGATACGTGCTGCTTCACCGATAGAAGTGTTGGCGTAGTTCTTGATATTTTTGTTTACGTTGGAGTTGATTGCTTTCCCAAGAATAGCAACCTTAAGTTCACCATTACTAAACCCAGCAATGTCAATGTCAAAGGTGCCACCAAAACCGTCTACGGGAAGTTGATACTCAAACTGCCAATCATACTCTGCCCACTCAGGATTAGCGTTCAGAACTTCATCCAAAAGGGCAGTGTGGAACTCATCAGTACGCTTCGAAGAACGCACGTTTTGAAAAGAAGTTTCCAGGAAGGATTCCATTGTGGTCGTTTGAACTGATGTCATTATAGGCACGGGGTTTGGCGATCTGGGGTCACCAGTGGACAGTTCACGAACTGGCACACTGAAACCGACCGCTGTTGAAATTGTGGTAGGAGAAGACTTCACGCTTCACTAACTTAAACATGCCGTATTCATTGGTCAGAGTGAACCCTTCGGCAGTGATTCTGTCGTGCCCGATGTATGCTTCGGGACCGTTGCAACGACACAGAAAGAGGCAATCTTCCTTGATCGACTTCACCAACTTCCAGAAACGAATCAGGTTAGGATCACATCCAAAGGCGTCATCTTCAATCTCATTACCCTCACGAATGCAAGCATTGATTGCAATCTTAATCTTTGCTGCTTCGGTGTTAGAAACGAACTGAACAGTTGTTGACATCTGGCGGGCGAAATCACACACCTCTTCAACATCAGCGAACGAGTCCTGATTGTGAACGATCCACGCATCAGGTTTCACGAACTTCACCAGGTAGTTATCATGCCACACCGAACGATCAGGATATGCTACTGCCTCACGAAGATCATTCTCAGCATAGTAGCAAGTGTGAGGGGCGATGATAATTTTCTGATCAACAACCTCAGGAAACTTATACGTGATCAGGTTGGACTTGTACTCATCAGAACCACCGAACCCGATGAACTCTGCCTGATAAATTGTGCTCAAACGAGGCAGATAATCAAAGCAAGCATGAAGGATCTCTGCAACATTACCCTCATAGAATTGATCAATCTCATCGTGACTGTGTGCAATACGAATCTTTTTCTTGTTGAATACTGCTTTGGTTCCTACAAAGAACGTATCAGTTGCAGGATCAGTTCCCCATACAATTGCAGGAGCACCGTCAATCTTAACGGAAAGATTGCCACCAGCAGTAAACCAATCAAGAATAGAAAGATCACCCGTCAGGATGGTATCTTCAGGGTGATCTTGGTGCTTGTTTTGCATGGGTTGGTTGCTCATGAGACTAGTATGGGGCATCTTGGGGGATTCCGCAACCCCCCTTGTGCCACTTGTCCAACTGGCACAGGCGGCCGCCGAGTTTGTTATATCAATCCTCCAGAAGATGGGGGTAGTATTCTTCTACCTCTGCAATCAATTCCGACTCCGAATAGTTATCATAACTCTCACTCATAGAATCATACAAACACGCCATCATGGTTTTGATGTCCATATCTTCCAGGATTTGCTGAATGAGTTGATCTTGGAGTTCAGAACGGTTCATGAGTTTCAGTTCAGAATGTGACGGTAATCAATGGAACGAATACACCAACCAGAGGCACAACTAATCTCTTCGATTAAGTCCTCTTCGTTGTCTGCTTCCCACACTTGCCCAATGTAACGAGAGGGCAAAAACTCTTCTGTTTCGAGTTGATCTTTCTCAGTCCAATCGTCGTCATCGAGTGAACAATCGAACTCAATTTCGGTGATTTGGAATTGCATCAGTAATCAATGTTTCCGAGAATGTACTCATTGTAGTTGAACTTGTTTTCTTCATCAAGTTCACGAAGTTCGGGAATGTCGAAGATCTCACCAGGA